ACGCGGGGGAAATCAAACCTTTCCTCTGTGTGAAGAGAGAAACTCTGAACACAGAAATCCAGCCCTTTGATTCGCCCCTCAAAATGGTGAGTCGCTCCAGCCACCCCCTGTTACCAAAAGGTATGTCGGTGCCACCATGTGGTCTCGACTACTTTTTGCGATGCGTGCCACGCTTGTGGTATGCATCACAACCCACCCTCCCATATATCCAAAAACAATACTATAATAACCTTCTCACGCTGCAAAACGAAACTAGATTAAGCCACTCACGGCCAAGTGGTAGTGCAGCTAAAACCACGACCTTAAGTAAAACTTCCTTTAGGAAGAGGCTCGTGTCTAATGGCCATAATCCCGTAGAAATCCAAATAGATAGTAACGGTAATGCTCTTATGATTCCTTTATCAAGAGCATCTATTAATAAAAGATTAGATATTATTAGGTTTTTATGTAATATTCCTAATTGTAGGTTTAGTAGAATGCCAATTAGTGTAGTACGTAAATTAGGTTATAATGTAGAAAAAATAAATGAAAAAATAGACCAAGCTCTCCACAGTAAAGTCGGTGGAACCCCTAACCCCGTTAGTACTCCTGATGAGACTATTGAGGGTTCCACTAGATCTGGGGATGGTTATTTTGTAAATAATTTTTCAAATTTCAACCATGTAGAAGTTTTAATTTCCTTTGGTAGATCTGTAAATAATGTTTATATGTTTAAAATTAATTTAGATTTAATCAAAAACAACAAAAATATGATCGTCGATGTGAAAGTGTCGGCGATAAAACCCTACGGCAACACCGTAGGTCAAAACTTCTGTGACCCCTTCCGATTGGGTCAACGTGTTAATAATCGGCAATTATTTGTTAAAGTACTGCTGGCGTCAGTATTTAACAAAATTCCCGATTATTCAAAATTTTATGGCATATATTTGGGCCGATTGTATGCCAATAAGATCAAGACGGCCAGATCTGTCATCTTCATGTCGTGCTTCAATTATAAAGAAATGATGAAGATGAAAGTGGGGGGAAACAAAACCAGTACAAATACTGGTAATCAGAACAAGAACCCCACCAAATCAATACCCATTACGTCTGACAATCAACGTCCTCTGTATAAGAACGTAGTGGGTACAAAGGTGAGGAACACTGTGCCTCGTCCCACGGTAGTCACACCACCACCAAGATCTCATGTCAATGTAACGCATAAAGTCAACAGGAGAGGTTTTGAGTGGTTTGTGGTCAGATTTAACGATGGCAAAGAGTTTATAATTCAAAACAATAGATTTGCCATCAGGGAGATGTATAATCTGACACTGAACAATGGGAAATATTTTATACATCCCAAGTGTTACGCTCCAAATTGGACCACTTTTGAGTCCAATAGCAACAGATTCTGCTGGATCTCTGCATTTGCCAAAGCCAATATAAAAATGCCTAGAGATCTGGTACCTCATCCCGAATTGAATTACGGGTATCTTCTTAACTGTGGTTTGGGAAGAGTGTTGAGGGGAAGACTCCAATTAGTTGGTAATGGTTACTACCATTTTGATGTCAACTATAATTGTCTACCCTTTAGCATAAATTGGGGTAGTAAAATTGGGGTGATGCTTGAGAATGACGCCGACGGAATAGTAAAGAACATTGAAGTTTTATATGATGACTTCTGTGCCGGTGTCATAAAAGGTTCAAATCTACGTGGTGACAATCCATTGCTTAATACAATGACCACGAGACTGTCAGACATGATAAACAAGCAATGCAGTAAGCCTAAGGACTTACAGATACCAACTTGTTTGACAGGTAAAGAGAAGAGGGAGCTGTCAGAATTATTTCCTGAAATCAATTTTGATTTTCAGGATTCTAGTTATTCTTCACACGCCTTGGCCACAGCAATGCGACATGCTGAAAATTATCTGTTGGCCAGGCGTTGTCAGTTCTCAAATTTTGTGGATGCTGGGGGTGACGTAGTTCATTATTTGAGTAAACTCGTGGATAATGTCCATGTTTGTTCACCCATAGTTGATGTAAAGGATGCACACAGACACATGACCAGATGTAATAAATTGGATAAAATGAAAGGCATGTGTGAAAATGTTGATATGTGTGAAAACCTGACACAGAACTGCGACGTTAAATATCCTAACATCATTGCAGTTCAAGTTTATGATGTTTCATTGGAAGATTTCGCTCGAGCTTTAAAGTCTCATGAAGCTCAAAGGGTGGATTTTTCAATGATCATACCTCCTGAGATATATGATGAAGATTGTGATGTCGACTTGTTAGATGGGTCGATAAACGTCAAAAGTGAAGGAGATTATGTTAGGTACACATATGGTTCCAGTGGAGAAATATATCAACATGAGCGAAAACACTTAAAGGATATATTATCCATACAAATTTTTGAAGTGGATGGGATCATATATAAGAAAACCTTGGAATCGTCAAGGAAACAATTACACTTCTATTCCATTGTCCCTTGTGTAGGTATTCAAAGTGGAAGATACTCCGTTGAAACTCACTATGCTAGGTCAGAATTGGACAAATTGGTAATAAGAGTGCCGGTGGAAGACGAGAACAAATCTTCTTATCATATGAAGGTGAAATTGGATAAGTCTTGTTTCCATAATCTGGTCGAATATGCAATGAACACAGTATTAAGACTGGATGAAAAGGCTTTTGAATATATTTTATCACAATTTAGAGCCAGGAAATCTATATCCATAAGAGGAGGTAAAGTCACACAAATTGGGACTGAACTGCACCCCAAAGCTGTGTCAGGACTCATAGGTGCCTTTGCTGGTTATGGTCTTAGATTGAGGGAACAAGCACATAAATCAGCTAAAGCAAGTTATCATGAGTTCTACACACCATCAGTTTTTCGTCTATTGTGTAGGGTCTTAGCATTTATATTGAAGAAATTGAACAATTGGACCCATGAATTCATGCTCAGTGTACTTGAATTCATAACACCGAAGTCTATGTTTACAGAATTGACCACAAATCAGAGCGGTATTTATGAATATACTGGAGACTACAGGTTTAGGCAAAATGTAAACGTCGTGGGTAAACCAGGGAAGAGAAAATTGTTGTCAGATCATTTAGAAACGTTTAAGAAATTTAACGAAGGTCTGTACGATAATTTGGACAACCACACAAAAGAGAATGACAAATTCTTTACTCAAGATATACAAGAGACATTGAATAACATATTTGAGTTAGGTGGCGGAGGATCATATCTAAATGAGTCTGGAGAAAAGGTATTTATGTTACCATTCTCCATTTACAATAAGATTTATTGTATGATTGACTCGTGGACGAACGATGAGAAAAGGGCATCACGTTACACAAACTATATTTGTGGAATCTGGGATTATTTCAAACAATTTGGAGTGTCAACTCTAGGGTTTGTGAAAAATCTTTTAGTTGAAATTTTAAAATCCATCAGATCAGGTTTCACAAATTTAAAGGAGAATGTCGTGATTTTACTGAAGAAGGCTTCAACCACAATGAAACACATAATTCATTGTAGGAACACTAACTGGGAAGATCAGTTAAAGGATGCTCTGGATAAAACCGATGAAATTTATTTCAAAAAATTTAGAGCCCAACGCGATCATGTCTGTGAAAAGCCATCGGACGTTAAATTGTTAAACATCGAAGAGTTATTCGATATATGCAATGAAGGCGGGTCAGGAAGAGTGGTTATGTCACCTATAGTGTGGTTGAATAGTCCGATGGTGACATCTGAACTGCATTACTATGCATTGAAAAAATTTTTGTCAAAATTCGTGAATTATTTGATGAACCTTATTAATAAGCCAAAGGAAGTGTATAAATCATTGAAGGCTTTTATCCTCAATAAGGTTAACACGTTGTTCACAGATGACAACATAAGCATAGTAATCGACGGAATATCATTCACAGCTTCTAACCTGATACTATCAGGTTTGATGGGCAATGTGCAATTTTTGAGAGTATTTATCTCCGGTATGTCAAAATTATATTTGCAAATAACAAAAAATGACAAAAAATGTTTTGGGAGTGAGATGGTTAGTGATAGTGTGGTGTCATTAATGGCGAATCCAGGTTTAGACGGATTATGTGCCATACCATCAAAATTGGTTTTGTCAAGGTACATATCAAGTAAATTAAAGATTGATGTGGCCAAACACCTCTTGCCTGAAGAAACAGTTACAAACATCGTAGCAAGAGATGTAAACAAAAAATATTTTTTCACTTGGTATGACACAAGGATGATGAGGACATTGATAGGAATATCCACAATTGTTATGTTGATGCATCCAAAGTTAGGGTTATCGATGGTCATATTCTTTGCATTACTTAATGACTACATAACCTATTTGAGGACTCATTGTGTTAATGCCAGTATAATGTTAAGCTATGGGTCAATTTTAAAGCGAACTATACCCACAGCAAGATATACCAAGTTGAAATCCATCTTCGTGAATAAGTTCAACAAGACAATATTCTCAAAAAATGTTGAGGATAATGCAAGTGAAGATGAAATTCATGATGATGATTCAGTGAGACCAAGAGTGGGTGTAAAACCTCAAGACAATGAACCCGAAGTTGTGTTAGGTTATGATGGGAAAGAAATCAAAAATTCGACCAAACATGCTACTTGGGGTTCAGAATGTTCATCAGTGGGTGCACCAGGGCATGTGGAAGGTTTAAATTTTTCATATTTAACACCATGCACCGACAGAACACAAATTAACTGTTCGGTGCAATTCCCGTTAAGTCATGCCCTGTTATCATATCCATTGACGACGGACCACGATTTTGTTCCAACCGGGCATGAGATATTAGATTGTGTCAAGGAATTTTATCATCTTGAAGCAAAGAAGTTGCATGATGAACTCGGTAGGCTGAACAACGCCGTGAGGTTATACTTTGAACACCATTTGCAGACCAAATCAGTGAGGGATGCAGTGTGGGCATTGAGGAATTACCTAAATGATTCTTCAGTTTTTGTGAATCTCAACGGCAAAAGTTGGTACAGACTGGCAAAGGGCGACAAACATGACACCAGAGTCGAAGCTGTCTGTAAATACACCATAGAGAACACTTTGATTGATTTCACTCAAAATTACAATGGAGTGGTGTTTTGCAGTGATGAGCTGAATGGTATGTTTTGCAACAAAAGATGTCTGGCTCTTGAATCAGTATTAAAGAGGGATGTTGTCGACTTTGAGAGACTGAGGGGAAGAGATATAATATTCTACAACAAACCTCCAGGTGCAGGGAAAACGACAGAAATAGTTAACAACATCTTGCAGGACACCAAAGATGGGATAGTCTCTGTTGCTTTGACTCACACCTCCAATGGTAAGAGGGAAATAATTCACAAGCTTAAAGAAAGAAACATAACTGCAGCCAATAAAATGGTCTACACGTACGATTCTGTCTTAATGACTGCTATAGGAGCCAATGTAGATAGAGTCTATTGTGATGAGGTGTTTATGGTACATGCAGGTGAGTGGGCAGCGGTGATGTCTCTGTTTAATACAAATTACATCAGATGTTATGGTGATAGAAATCAAATTCCATACATTAATAGAGTGGCCCACACAATTTGCAGGTTTTCAAAAGATCTATATCTGTCGTTTAAAACGATTGATGATAATATATCATACAGATGTCCTGTTGATGTCTGTTATTTGTTATCAACATTGAAAGACGAAGCTGGAAATCTATTGTACCCGAGAGGTGTGTTCCCGGCGGGAGATAATAGGAATGTAATGAGATCCATGGATATTGAGCCCATTTCCAGCGTGTATGACATCCATCATGACATAACAGGAAAATGCATATCGTTCACTCGACCGGAACGAGATGAAGTAGATGCATCCATGCAAAGGGCAGGTATCATTGGACAATCTGTGCAAACGGTGCATGAAGTTCAAGGTGGTACATTCCCAAGAGTGTTTTTACACAGGTTGAGGAAATATGACAACCCATTGTATGAAAATATAAATCAATTTGTTGTTAGTATTTCCAGACACACTGAAAAGATGAAATACAGAGTGATCACCGACAAAATGTTTGACAGAATCGGTGAGAGAATCAGCGCGATAAGCAATGTGCAGGACTATATCATTAAGGAGTACATGTTTAAACAGCGCGTTTAGCGTATACACTCTGTGGATTGATCATCCAAAAGCTGCATCATGTTTCAGTAGACCATCAGCCTCCCATTTCCAATCGATAAATGATTTCATGAGTCTGATAAACAACAATTTAGGTGCATATGAATATATTCATAGAACCTTGCTTTTTGAGTATCATGACTTTGAATTACCATACCTGGAGGATATTGATATTAAAATGAATAAAGGGAAGATGTATCTCCCAGGTGAATATATTGTGTCAAATCTGTTGGGTAAAGGAGAGAGAGCAAGACCAAACACATGGAAACAAGCACTGATATCTCTCTCTAAAAGAAATTTTTCGGCACCTAGGGTCAATGAAAAGTTGGACGTTTTAGCCACTGCTGAACGATTATGTCAAGGATTGTTTAGATGCTTCAACTTTTCTAAACTGTATGAAAACTACGACCCTGTGGTTCCTGATCTGAACAAGTTAGGAGAATGGTTGGCAAGCAGAGACGGAGCAAAATTTGGAAAGTTGAAAGCGTCTCTGAACCATACGTTGTTGGTTGACCAATTCCAACCTTTGAAATTCATGATAAAGGGAGACATGAAACCAAAGATGGACACATCAAGCTACTCAGCTTATGATCCACCAGCCAATATCATCTATTACAAGAATGTGGTTAATCTATTTTATTCACCATTGTTTCTTGAAATATTTGACAGAATATGTTATTGTTTGAGTCATAAGGTGATAATGTATTCAGGAATGAATTTGGAGACACTGGCAGATTTAATTGCAAGTAATCTAACGATGCCGGTTAATTGTTACCATACCACCGAAATAGACTTTAGGATGTTTGATAAGTCACAAGGAACATTATTTAAAGTCTATGAAGAGGTGGTCTATAAAACCTTCAAGTTCTCGGAAGAAATTTATGACAACATCAAATTTACTGAGTACTTTACTAGGTACACAGGGGATTGTGGTGTATCAGGAGAATTGGGGGCTCAAAGACGGACAGGATCACCAAATACTTGGTTGTCAAACACTCTAGTAACTTTAGGGATATTGATGACAGAGTACAATTTGGATGATATGGAACTGATTTTGGTCAGCGGTGATGATTCATTGATTTTCTCAAAAAATCCGTTGCCGAATGTCACAGCCGAAATAAACAGGGATTTTGGATTTGAAGCAAAATTTTTAATGAACAGTGTGCCTTACTTCTGCTCAAAATTCATCTACCAAGATGGAGGTAGGTTGAAGGTCACACCAGATGCCCAAAGAATGTTCGAAAAACTCTCAGTTCCTATTAGGAGAAGAGATTTCGAGGAAGGGACGCTTCTGAAAGAGAGATTCATATCCTATAAAGATCTGATGAGAGATTACATGAAAGACACAACATGTATACATGTTGATCATATGTTAGCTATTCGTCATGGCATTCCACCGATGAGTTCTTACGCCGCACTGTGCTATATTCATTGTATGTTTGCGAACATGGTGGCGTTTAGAAAGATATTTGACGAAAGATTTAGTGTAAATATTTAAGGTAGATTAGGGTAGGTTAGGTTAGGTAGGTTAGGCAGTAGCGTAGACTAGATTCTTCTGTAGTATCTTATGATTATATACGTGTGAGTTGTGTCTTGTGAAATATTGTTGCTGAAACTTAGAACCTTTCAAATTTTGTTTCCTACCATGAGTTTCACTGCAATGATGAATGAATTGAATGTGAGCAACAAGTGCAGATTTTGTCGACAGTGCTCACTGTATGGTTTGAATGAAATCCAATTCAGCAGAGCAGCTCTCAGAATGTTGGCTAGGGTGAAGTCTAGGTTTGAAAGCACTATAGTTGGGGTAAAGTATATCAATGTCTGCTGTATCATTACATGCATGAAAAATTTTAGATCAACATATCCCAATTACATTGTGGATTTTGATCTGTTGTTAACAGGACATGAAATACTGAAGGACAAAGACAATTCTCAACCTATATTGGAGCTTCTCTTCCTGAAACGATATAAGTTATCGGATATTATGGAAGATTTGAGGAATCTGCTTATCTTTGTGGAAGGGTATAACACCAGTTTGTTCTTTGGACAAATATATGTTTTCAGCCCCAAGGTTGATTTCGTGTGTTTTGATGCTGACAACGACACTGTGATGTTCAAGTTAAAGGATAACTGGTTCATCAAACATTTCTCGGGTTTCGAAGATTACTACAATTTGATGATAGGGAGAGATTGTTTTCTATCAGAAGGACTCCTCAGATTGGAAGAAGGATCAGTTAAGTCAAAATATTTTGACTTTATTGCGAATATTTTTGAGTCTAACTGTAGAAATTGCATCTCAGAATAAATGGGCATCAACTATGGTTTCCTGTCACATGCATGCAACAGAAATGGTATTTTATACAATAATAGCATGTGTGTAGTTGATATTATAGGATTTTGGTTAACAGTTTGTGTTTTAATCATAATACTTATATATCTGTTGTTCATTTGTTTTGTGAAATTCGTTATAAAAATCTAAAACAAAAAATTAAATATTGTAAAAATACAAAAAGAGATAGCGGGGAGGACGTTTTTAGGAGAGTTCCTGAAATCATCACCACGCATTGTACTTGGTTAAGTATAATTATTATATTAAATAATAATAAAAGGGCTGTTACGATAATAGTTGTAGTCCTTGAGTCAGTCACCATCATTCTTGATGAGCGTGACTTATAAAATTCTCGAAATAAACTAAATAATATTAGACCGTAGAATTACATTAATATTAGTTGCCTTTCTAAAGACTCCGCTAAGGAGCACCTTGAAAGGCTAGTTTATAAATAAACTAGGTCCCCGCG